TCTTCATAATCCATAAATTTCCTGTTTTAGAAGGATTATCTTACCCATCACTAGGTTTCAATGTAGAGATAGAGTTAAGCCTCCTGAAGACGTACCTAACCGAATTAGGTACCATCACTAAGTTTTACCACGATCTTCTTTTACTACTTGCCAGTCTACATTCTCATTAGGTTTTAAATAATCAGCAATTGACTTACGACACTTAGCTTGTATCTTCCAGGGTGTTCTACTATCAATGGGATAAATTATAACATCTACTTCGCTATGCATTCCAAGACTTCTACCGTCTGATGCCCACGCACGCTTTGCCTTGAATCCGTACTTCTCAGCTATATCTACAATTAGGTTTTCAAATCTAGTTCCTTTTCTTTTTTGCCAGCTCATTGTTTTCTTTCTCCAAGGTTCTGATATAATTTATTCTTGCCATGAAATCATTCAGTTTAGCACTCCGCTTTGCAGGAGTTCTTTTATAATTTCCTGAACCTGATTTTGAGCATAATGTACAATAATTGGTAGCTTTAGAAGCGGCACGGAATTTCCAATTACACCGGGGACATATTTTAAACTTGTACCCTTTAGTCCTTACCATAAAGTAGCGGGGAGGTCGGTGAAAAACAAAATGCAAAAAGAAACTTTATACAAATATCCTCCCCACCATTTATAAAAAGGGCAAGTCTTTTATATAAGTTTTTCCTTTTCTGAAATATGGAATCGAATACTGATACAAATGTAAAGTTGGAAAACGGGAAAATATTTTTCGCAACGAACAAGGTAGATGAAATGACTGTGAATGAAGCACAATTACAAATGCAAAATATTGATAAGGGGATTGAAAACCTCAATAATCAAAAAGATAATATGACCACCAACATATCAAATATGGAAAAAGAGATTGTTCGGTTGAACGGTATCAAACAAAGTATTATATCTGCGGGTGTCGAAGAATTAATTGAAGAAGATGGATCTAACAAAACAGGAAATTCAGGAACTCCAAACGGAACTGAAAAATAAACGAACTCTTAAAGCTCTAGAGAAAGAGTGGGCAGATGGTTGGGCTACACTCCAATCGTGTGATGATACCTCTGAAGGCAAAGCTTTACGGAAACATTGTAACCTAGTGATGGGTAAGATAATCCTTCTAAAACAGGAAATTTATGGATTATGAAGAGATAGCTAAACAGCTCGCTGCGTTACCGAATACAGAGGAAACACGGCGGAGAGCATTGTTGCTCAAAGAATTTTTGATCTCTGAAGAAAATGCGAAGACAAGAATTGCTGATATAGATAATGGAATCTTTAGAGATACATTATCGAGTGACGAGGCTGCTATGGCTGAGCGTCTGTTTAATAATATCAAACGCGAGTTTGAAATCAATTCACAAAAAGACTTAATGGATTTATGGTTAATGGTTGCTACATTCGTTAAGAGTAAACGATTCATTAGAATCAAAGCAACAGATCCTGATGTCGCAAACAAGATTTCATCAATCACCAAAAAATTCTTAGATATATATTCTTCGCTAGGGCGTGAGCTAGGGTTATCGAGACAGCAAAGACTGGTTCGAAGAACAGTTAGTGTGGATGATACAGGTAGCATAACTGAATTGTTCGCAGGAATTGAGCAAGTAGAATTAGATACTCCAGCTAAACGAAGTAAGAAGAAAAAGAAGTATGGCATTTCAAGCAGCGACGAAGAAGAAGTTGAAGCAACTTCCGAAGAATCTAACTAAGAGTTTAAGTAAAGCGAAAGAAAACCCCGCACTCTTTTGTAGAACATTTCTAAGAAATCCTTTGGACGCAAGTAAAGCCTTTGAACCTACGTGGTACCAAGAGAAATTTTTTAATAGTAAAAAGAGATTTGTTCTTATTAATGCAGGAAGACAGGTTGGTAAATCCGAGATGGTAGTAAAATATTCTATCTGGTTAGCATACACTAAACCAAAGTCCAAAATTTTGTTCATCTCTGCTTCGCAAAGACAGGCATCATTACTATTACATAAAGTAAGACAAGATATAGAACATAGTGAAATATTAGCTAGATCAATCCAGAGAGCAAGTAGAACTGAAGTACATCTCGATAACGGGAGCATGATTGTATCCTTACCTCCAAGTGAAGCTACAATTCGAGGATACACTGCAGACATTGTATTCATAGATGAAGCAGCACACCTATCGAACGACGAATTATATTATGAAGTAATAATGCCAATGGTTATTAGAACAGGAGGAAGAATTATACTCACCTCTACACCGTACGGGAAAGCAGGGTTCTTTTATAATATGTATTTAGAATGGAGTCAAGATAATGATCGCGCAGACGTGTTTCATTTCCCTGCGCTGAAAGATGGTAAACCTTTAGCACCGGGAGTAGATATCAGAGATTTAGAAGGCCAACGTAAATCAATGGGACCTATTCGTTTCGCCGTTGAGTATTTAGCTGAGTTCGTTGATGACGGAGTTCTCTTTTTCCCAACTGCTTTAATTAAAACGTGTATGGAAGATTTCCCACAAGAGAGTTATGGTTCACCTGATGGTGAATACTATATGGGCATAGACTGGGGCAAGCAGAATTCTTCCACAGTTGTTACGATCTTACAAAAGAACACAGCAGGACCTAGTAAGATTGTTATGATAAAAGAGTTCAAGCAGATGGCCTATGATCAAGTAATCGGACATGTAATCCAATTCGCCGAAAGGTTTAAGATTCGGAAGTGCTTAGCAGATACAGGAGCAGGATTAGCTCAAATAGATCAACTCAAAGCTATGGGATTGAGAATCAAAGGATTCAATTTTACCGTAGGCAGTAAGGTTGATTTGTTTTCAAATCTTCGGCTGATGATGGAGACAAAGTCACTGGTCTTACCATACAACGAAAAGTTGAAAGCACAACTCACGTCATTCAGCCAGAAGGTTTCACCAACGGGAAAAATGCTGCTTCACGCACCAGAAGGTATGCATGATGACTATGTTGATAGTTTGGCTTTAGCAGTATATAGTCTCAAACGAATGAGTCCAGGGTTCTTTGTTAGAAACGTATTAAAACCCAGAGTAAGATTCAAAAGAAACATTTAATAACATCAACCGAATTACTGTATCATCACACTCAATGGCGTCACTAGGTAACCGATTCAGGAAGAGTGTTAGAAGTTTATTTCTAACCGAGTCTGGTAAGGGAAAGATAAGCACAGTACGGGGTTTTTTTAGTTCTTATAATAATAACTATTCATTAAAAAAAGGTTATGATACTTACGAAAAAATATATAAGGAAGTGCCATTGGTACAAGCAGCAATCAATTACACGTCAGATCTTGCAGTCGGTGTTGGTTACGAGTTACTTGGTGAAGATGAAAGAAAAATTAAGACAGTAACTGAGTTCTTTGAAAGTCAAGACTTTCATATGATCGCACTAAGGCTTGCTAGAAATATGCTAATTTATGGAAATGGTTATCTCGAATTAGTTAGAGCAGGTTCTAGAATCGTCGAATTAAAAATTTTACATCCTAAGACTATGAGTGTGACTTTATCAGAAGATGGTACTGGTGAAATTATAGGTTATGAGCAAAAGAGTTCACACACACAATCTATTGATTTCACAACGGATGAAATTGCACACTTCAAGATGAATGTCATCGGAGATGCAGCAGAAGGAACCTCAGCAATTGAATGTGTAAGAACAGCACTGGCAACTAAGCTTCAAATGGAGCATGATTTAAGATTAATCTCTCATAGATACGCAGCACCTCAAGTTCATTATAAATTAGGTACAGAGACTGAACCTGCTACCGAATCACAGATTGATGATTTCGAATCTCAACTAAGTGACCAGAATCCTGAAATGGATTTAATCACAGCACACAATGTTGGAGCAGATGTATTAAGACCGTTAGGTTCAAAGATTGGTGTCGAAGATTTTTTATCTCACATGGAGAATCAAGTCATTGCAGGATTACAAGTTCCTGAAGTAGCGTTAGGTAGGGGACAAAGTATTACTGAAGCAACTGCTAAAGTTCAAATTGGAATATTCGATAGAAGAGTTAAATCCATTCAAGAAGTTCTTACAACACAAATCAACATGCTTATCATTGATAAGATAGTTACTCCTGGTTCAGTAAAACTTAAGTTCGGAGAATTTAGTAAAGAAGACGAAGACGTAAAAGTAAACAGATTGCTTAGATTAAAGGCAGCTGGAATTATTGATGCAAGATATGTAGCACAACAATTAGGGATTAAAGTTAAATTTATTCCTAAAGAGGATCCTGGAAACCCTGGAAACAAAGCGTTGAAAGGTCTGGATGATAATAAGAAAGATAAGTCTCCACATAAAGCACCTCTGAAAGAAGGATTCTATTATTTTGACCAATCAGGAAAACCTGAAAGAATTAGTGCTAAAGATGAACAATGGTTTAGAGATTACTATCGAAAGGGGATAACTCCATGGTAGTTCCGTTTAAGATTGTTAGAAATCCTTACGATAAAAATAAGTGGCAAGCAGTTTATCAAGGTGATGATGCAGATGTACAATTCAAAACCAATCACACATTAAAAGACCAATCTGTCGGTCTTGGTGAACCTGGAAAAACAGACGGTCAACAATGGCCTGAGAATAAATGGAGCACTAAGCAAGATTTGACAAATGTCACTGTAACCATAACAAACGCATTACTGCGAGGTCAACACCCTGAAGATTCACCACTTAACACAAAACGTAGTTCTTACAACTATTAATTATATTTAAATACGCCAAACGATTTAAATAATTTATGCCAGCAGATTTTAAACGATGTATATTAGACGTTACTACACAACAAACAAAAAAAGGAAAGTCTGATAAAGATGCTAAAGCTTCGGCTTTTGCTATTTGTACATCGCGTTTTAAGAAAGCCGGTAGAAGGTATAAAGAGATGAAAAATATGAAAATAAATTTTGTTGTACCTATCGTTGAAAGCTATTCAGAAAACACAACTGATGATGGCATTCTGCGAATCGAAGGTGTTGCAATTGAGGAAACTACTTCGCGTAACAACGTTACGTATGAAATTGGTGAAATTAGTAAAGCAGCAGAAACTCTAGTCGGAGTACCACTTTTGAAAGATCATGAGAATACCGTTGACGGTATTGTCGGTCGAGTAACTGAAGCCTATGTAGACGGAAAGCAATTGAAGTTTAAGGCAGATGTAGTCGATGAATCTATGCAAAAGAAGATTCGTAGTGGCTTAATCAGAAATGTTTCTGTCGGTTCCAAAATTGAGGAACTTAAAAAAATAGTTGAAGATGGAGTTACGAATTTTGTAGCGAAGAGTATCGAGTTCTTAGAATTATCGTTGGTAGCAATACCTGGTGTTCCGGGCGCAACATTCTCTGCAAGAGTTACAGAGGCGTACAATTCTTTCGAAAGTAAAGAACAAGAAAAAATGGAACGAAAATTGGAAGCAATTGAAGAAAAACTTGCTCTTCTCTTAAAAGAAGACGCAGAAGAAACCGAAGCAGAACCAGAAGCTGAAGCTGAAAAAGAAAAAGAAGCAGAAGCAGAACCAGAAGCTGAGGAGAATGACGACGCAGCAGAAGAGAAACTTAATAATATGAAATCAGAAATTTCAGAATTAAAGTCTCACATGTTGGATTTAACCAAAGAAGTAATTAAGTCACGAGCTATTACTTCGGAAAATGTAAAAGCATTACCAGAATGGGTATCAGGCGAATTGAAAAATGAGCGTGGTAACTACTGGCAGGAATGGGATATGGCCTATTGGCGAGAACATCACCCATTAGCAAAACTATAGGAAATAAAATAAATGGTAAACACACAATTAATTAATATGCCTGGTACTACGTACCATGCAGTTGCTAGTGGCGCAGTCTCAGCAGGAGACTTATTAGCATCAGCATCAACAACCAACGTTATGACTGCAATCAGTCAAGCAGGTTATGAAGCTGGCACAGTGCTAGTGGCCGTAGCAACAACAAGTGATGACGCAATCATCGTGGGGGTAGCCCTTACAGACGCAGCAAGCGGAGAAACATTATCCGTAGCAACACAAGGTTTGTTCATCTTCGCAGGAGACGCAGCTAACGTTTCAACAACTGGGAAGCTCGTAGAACAAGGTGCAACAGCACAAACCGTTAAAGACGCAGCAAGTTACAGCAATGTAATCGGCAGAGCAGTAACTGGTTCAACTGCAGCAGCATCAAAATACCTTTTGGTAAGATTAAACATTTAGGAGGAGTGAAGTAAAATGAAATACAATATTAAGGAAAGTGGAATTTTATCCACAGGAAGCACATCGACAGGAAGCAATGTACTTGCTCCAACCATGGTTTATCGAACCCTGCAAGAAGCAGTACGAAAGAATTTGGTCTTTAGACCATTGGCAGGACTGTTAATTGGTCCGAACGAAATACCAGGTCCAGCAGTAAAAGTGTCACTACAAGATCCAGAATCTATGGTAGTACACGAAGTAGCTGAAGGAGCTGAATTACCGTACGGTCAAGAAACGTACAGTCAAATCACATTGACTCCAGTGAAATACGGTGTAACAATCGGAATCACTAGAGAAATGATTGAAGACAGCCAATTCTCAGTAGTTGAGAAAAACGCAGCAACAGCAGGATATGCTTTAGCTGATAAAGAAGATAGTTTGGTAGCAGACGCTCTAAGTTCTGGAGCCGGAAGCACTGTAACTGGTGGAGCAACTCTATCATTAGCTAACTTAACGGAAGCAATGGAAGATTTAGAATCCAGCGGATACACAGCAACTGACTTAATTGTAGGAACTGAAGTAGCAGCAGATATTCGAAATTTAGCTGGATTAAACAGCGCAAATTTGAGCATCACATCAAGCGACTTACAAGTACGACTACTTGGAAACATTTTCGGTATGAACGTTATCGTGTCAAGAAATGTCACAGCTAAACATTGTTTAGTTATTGATAGAAACCACGCATATGCAATTGCTGAAAAGAGACCAGTAACTCTTGAGAATTTTGACGATTTCATGAGAGATACAAACCACACTGTAGCAACAATTAGAATTGCAACTTCGGTATTACGAAGTTCTGCAATCGCAAAGATTACTACAAGTTAAAGTTGAATAGATGATGGGAGGGCTTTTATAGTTCTCCCGTTTATTTATTTATAATAATCAAGCATGGCACTACCGAGTCAAATTACAGATAGAGAATACCAGAAGTTTACCGATATTAGCGGGTTACCTGCTATACGTGTAGATGTCGTAAGGACAGTTGGCGGTGGAGGCGGCGGAGGTTCCTCAGCTACAGAATATACTGATGACGGATCTTTCACAGTAGCATCCGATAAAGGAAATGCTATTGGAGGTATCTTTACAACAGATACAATAGATGTAGGGGATTACGGCGTATTCAAAATAAACGCAGATAGAGAACTAGCAACAACTATTGAAAATGCTCCTAGTGTTAAATTACAAGACGGATCAGGAACTTCAATAACTTCAACACTCGTAGGCTCAGATCAAGGATTGGATGTTCAGATTTTAAACGCATCTTCCATAGGTAGTGGTTCACAATACGCAGATGGAACTACGGTAGCTTCACAAGTCGGTAACATTATTTTAGGAACTGATGGAACAGATTTACAATTTTTATCTGTTCACACAGATGGAGCATTAAAAGTAAAATCTATTGCTGATACTGTCGACACTAATGTTACAAATTCAACTCTCGCAGTAACTAAATCTGGAACTTGGAATGTCGGATTAAATACAGGTTCAAATGTAATTGGTAAAGTAAAAGTAACTGATGGCTCAGACGAATTAGCAATCACCGCGACAGGTCAAGTTAGTGTAGATACTGTAGATACAGTAACAACAATAACTAATGATATCGGTTCTAAAACCAAAGATGGTTCAGGAACTTCAATAACTTCAACACTCGTAGGTTCAGATCAAGGATTAGATGTTAACTTAGTTAACTCAACAATAGCAGTAACTACTGACGAAGCAAATGATTCTATTCAAGTATATGGATACGATGGAAGTGCTAATCAAGCAATCAAAACTGATTCATCTGGAAACTTACAAATAGATGTATTAACTCAACCAACCCTTTCAGAATCAACAGATGATATTTTAGTATATGGTAATGATGGATCTATTAATCGAAAATTAAAAACAGATACTTCAGGAAATTTACAAGTAGATTTAGCATCTTCTTTACCTACTGGCACAAATTTAATAGGTGATATCGGAACTATATCTACAATTACAAATAATGTTGATGTAGATTTACATGATGGTGTTGGAGGTTCAATCACTTCCACAACCGTTGGATTCAACACAGGAATTGATGTTAATATAGTAGGCGGAACTACTGCAGGTTCTCAATATGAAGATGGCGACGTTGTAGTAAGTGGTCAAGACGGAACAATAGCTATGGGCACAGATGGTTCTAATTTACAATTCTTATCAACAAATTCAAGCGGAAGATTACAAGTAGATATAATTTCGGGAGGAGGGAGCAATGATTCTGTTATAACAGATGACTCAGCTTTCACTGCCGCATCAGATAAACTTACAGTAACTGGTGGTTTTTATACTACAGACCAAGTAGACGTTGGCGATGTTGGAGCATTTAAAATAAATGCTGATAGAGAACTCGCAGTGTTTTTAGGAGAATCTTTACCTGCTGGTTCAAATCTTATAGGAGCAGTCACACAGAGTGGAACGTGGGACATTAATGATATAAGTGGAACAATTAGTCTTCCAACGGGAGCAGCAACTGCGTCTAAACAATTAGCAGATGGTCATAATGTAACTGTCGATAATGGTTCTGGAGTAAGTGCAGTTAATATTCAAGATGGTGGTAACTCAATTACTATCGACGCTACTTCTTTACCTTTACCTTCTGGAGCAGCAACTGAAGCAACTCTTTCAGATATTGAGACTAACACAGACGCATTAGCAGGTGTAACCAGTACAGGAACAGCATTGGATGTAAATGTAGCAAGTGGTACTATAATCGCAAATATCGAAGGTGATTATGTAGATGATAGTGCTTTCGCCGTAGGTTCAGACAAAGGATTAATGGTTGGTGGATTCTTTACTACCGATACAATTGATTCAGGAGACTTCGGAGCTTTCAAGATAAACGCAGACCGTGAGCTTGGAGTATTCTTAGGAGAAGCTATTCCTACAGGCTCAAATGTTATTGGGGCAGTTACTCAAAGCGGGAATTGGAATGTAACGGATATATCAGGAACTATCTCGCTACCAACTGGCGCAGCTACTGAGGCTACACTTTCTAGTATAGATACAGATACAAGCACAATAGCAACCAAAGTAACAGACATTGAAACTAATACAGATGCTTTAGCAACAGTAACTAAAACTACAGTCGGAGCAGATACTGGATTAGATGTAAATGTTATCAAAGGAATTAATGTAGAGGTAGATTTAGATGCAGCAGATGATAGTGTTTTAGTCTACGGATATGATGGAAGTTCTAATCAGAAAATAAAAACAGACTCAAGCGGTAATGTTCAAGTAGATGTAGTAGCATCACTACCAACTGGTACTAATTCAATTGGTGATATTGCCAACATAACTAACACAGTAAGTGTTGATGATAATGGTGGAAGTCTAACAGTAGACAATTCAACTTTATCTGTAGTAGGTGGTGGAACAGAAGCCACAGCTCAACGAGTAACAATAGCTAATAATTCAACAGGAGTGTTATCAGTAGATGATAACGGAGGAAGTTTAACTGTAGACGGAACTGTAGCAGCCACTCAGTCAGGAGCATGGACAATAAGTTCAAGAGGAACAAGAACACCCTATACGGAAGAATCTGCAGGACTACCACCAAATAACATCGCTTGGAATTCAGCAACTTCAGGACCAATCTTAACAAAGTTTAGAGTATTAGGAATTACTTGTAAGTTTGCTGGAATACCAACAGCTAACGATTTCAAAGTATCATTAAATTCACCAGCAGCACCATTGACAAATATAACTTATTGGGAAGTAAATCCTGGAACATTAGGATTAACCGATATTTCTTGGCATCCAGATGGTGAAATTATAATCGATGGTACAATAGGAGAGTCTTTAGATATTATCTGGACTAACGCAGTAGCCCAAGTAGACTGGGGGCTAAGAGTTGTAGTAGAGGAAGTAACTCCGTAAAATGGCAACCAATTGGGAAATTCAAGGTGTAAGGCTTGATGGAAAAGCCAGTGTAGATGCTTGGGATGTAATTGTAAATCAAAACTTATCAGTATTAGGAACAACAACATTAACAGGCACTTTAACTGCTAATGGAGCTTCAACATTTAATTCTAATATAACTCAAGCAGCAAGTCAGACAGCTACCTTAAACTCACCAGTAACAATTAATAACACACTTGATGTAGATCCAAACTCAAGCTCAGATGAAGGGATTGATATTGTTAACGCGGGTTCAGGACAACCACAATTAACCATTGGTACTAATACTATTCAAGAAGATAGTGGTGGAGATATGCTTATTGGATTAGGCAATGACGAAGTTACATTTGAAAGTACGGGTACGTTAGCAAAACTAACAATGTCAAGTACAGGTGCGGGAAGTGCTATAATCTCGGCGGATAAGAGTGGAGTAAACGCCTTGCTTCATTCAAATGGAACGATTGCTGGGTTGGAAGTTACAGGGACAGTTTCAGCGTGTAACTTACAAATTTCAGCTCATGGTAAAACTCCTCAACATAAATGGTACATTGGAAGTACGGGTCACAGTACAGATGGACTA